TAAGCCAAAGTTCCCAAGGCAGCGACCAGAAGAGATATTGGGGCTGTTGTTACAAGTAGGGCTGCTCCCATTATACTAAGAGCAACTGTAAATAATTGAACTGCTTTTTTGTTTTCAACCAAAAATTTCACTAAATCTCTCAACATACCAATCGCTGGCTCTAATATTGGAACCATATCTGCAAACAATAGATTAAGTTGTTCTTGTATGCTTTGTACCTCGTGAGCACGAAGAGCCATAGCTTCAATTTCAGCAGAGGTCTTACCCATTTCGTTTCCAAGCAATTCAGAGTTACCAGATAGTGCTAGAGCAAGTTCATTAGTATCTTTTAGCCCCATGGATGATGCTATCATCTTCTTTTGATAGTAATCCATTTCATCAAACGCTAAGCCAGCATCCAATACGGAGTCTCTTATCATTTCAAATCGTTTAGTGGGATCAGTTTCGGTGACAAGATCCATAGCATTTACAAAATTACCACCTAGAGCAGCGTTCAGCTTGCCTGCTGCCGTAGCTGCACCTTCAAAGGTATCAAATTCTTCTGTAATCTGTAGCAATCTTTGAATTTCAATTCCAGTTGACTTTGAGGTAACAGCCAACTGTTTGAATACTTGCTCAGCATCTCTACCAAATTTGGATAGACTTGGTCCTGCTGCTGCAAATTCGGCAGCCATTTGTTGAGGGGCTACGCCTATGTCCATGGCTGTAGCTGCCAATCTTCTTTGAAGACCCTCGGCTTCTGAAACGGTCATACCGAGGGCTTTTGTCGAAAGCTGTATTCCTTTTGCAAAATCACTTGCTGATACTCCGAGTTTGCCTAGCATGGTGCTACTAACTGCGAGTGATTTAGCCACATCTGCGTTAATTAAAGTAAAATCAGTAAAATTTTGAGACAGTTCAACTGCTGAAGCGCTTAATTCTTCTAAAGAACCACCAAATTGACGAGTCTCTTCAAAGCCCAACATTACAGTATCAGCAAACTGTGAGCCTACACCGGTAAGTTTCTGAAATTGATTTGACGCGTTTGTTATGTTGACAGCCAACTCTATCATGGCTTTCGTTAAATCTATAATTGGACCAATTGCGGCGCCGACTGGTCCAGCTAATGCCTTTAATTGAGGAAATGATTTAAATAATTTTGCTTTTCCTGCTTCCGCTAAAGCACCACCCATAGCCTTAACATTACCCAAAACTGCTTCGCCGGGTTTTTCAATTTGAACCATGCTAGATGAAAGTTTTGCGGCTTCTTTATAAGCTTTTCTTAAATTTAATTGAATATCATCATATTTTTGATCAATTTTGTCTGCTATATCCGCGCGCTTATCTTCTAATTTTTGAATCTTTTCTAAAATTTGCAGATATTCTGCGGTACCACTATTTTTTGTTTTAGCTAAGTTTTTTTCACGTTGTATTTGGGCATCTAAGAGTTGTGCTTGTGCTTTTAACTCGTCTTTTGTACCCTCGGCGGCATCGCGTCTAGATTCAGCGTCTCGGAGTAGCCGTTCTGAAGATGCTAAAGAAAGTTCAAGAGAATTTCTTTGTTGATCAACAGCCTTGCGGATACGTTCCTCTTGATCTGCCGTTAGTGTAGAAACTGCTGAACTTGCCTCTAATGTAGCTAGCTCTTCTGAAGAAAGCTCTGAAATGGCTTGTCTAGTCTGCTTGACGTTTTCTAACGTTTTTAAATATTCAACTAATAGTTCGGCTTCTTCTTCTGATATTCGTGTCGGTGTCTCATCAGCCATATATTGTACCTCAACAATAAATAGCATACATACAAAAAAGCATAGTCGGCTTATAACCGACTAAGCTAGAAAGTTTTAGGAATGGTGGGCTGATTATGTACTGTTAGTTCTCTTGAATTACTTTTTCCTTTTGAGGCTTGTTCAATAGCTTCAGACTCCATTTCTAATTGTTTTACAAGTCTTTTGACAAACCAGTTTCTAAGCCCAATAGGCAGGCTGTAAGCTTCAGCAAAACTCCAGCCGCCACTATACTTGAGGAAAAAAATCTGTTCGTATATTCCCTCGTTATATTCTTCACTCAGGCCAAAAAAATTCCGCCGTAAGCGGCACCTCCATTTCCCTGGTGAAGCCGCAGGAAGTACAACAAAATTTTTGTGTTAAATCAATATTGGGAGTTACATCTTTCAAAACCATACGTAGATGTTTTGAGTCAAAAGATGGCATGTTAGTCGCCAAGTATTTGATTGCGTCGGGTGAAGAATCGCCATTTACACTAATAATTACAGATTCCAATTGTTTAGATATTAGTCCGTCACCGCTTTTAAGTGATAGTAATTGTTTTTCTTCTCTGCCAGTAAACAACTTGCCCACGACAGTAACTTGAGTACGTGGAAGTATGCATGTAAATGTTCCATCATCGTTGTTTGTTACACCAAGATTCTGATCAAAAACACTTCTGACAAAATTTGCCGAATTAAGATCAAAATTATATTTTTGTTCGGTCCCACATGAAGGACAAGTCACAGTTGTTGAATATTCATTACCATAACCAGAAACTCTAGCGGCTATGATTATTGCGTTTCTATCACCAACAAGTAAAGTAGAAGCATCAATATTCTTATCAATTATTAAGCTCTGTATTAATCTATCTAATACAACACCTTTTTTAAGCAAAGAACGAGATGTAAGGATATCTTCTTCCTTAGCAGTCATCTGCTTAATTTCAATACTTTCTTTATTATGAAGTGGGTGATTTTCTGTGTAAAAAAGACCCTGTGATGGTAATTCTACAAACTCTGTTGGAATAACAAAGGAAAACCCACCATCATTTGTTTGTGGGGGGCTATTATCCTGTTGGGGACCGCCGCCCAAGCGGTCTTGATTTCTTGACAATTTGCACCTCTCGTTTTATATTGTCTTAATTATACCTTGAAGAATTCTCTTCCGCCTCTAGATACAGCAGAAGACTCTGTGGCTGTTTCTATGCGTGCCCAATCATAACGAAGAGTGACAGCAACCTCAGTTAATTCATCATCACCGTAAGCGAGAGAATCTCCGTACTTAACATCCATTATGTAAGAGTTCCAGAGAGTCCAAGTCTCAAGAGGGGCACCGTTTGAGTCTATTTGTGTGACTGTTACGGTTCCTAAAGCACCTGCTGCTTTAGCCTTAGACATAGTTCCAAGTGAGTTGGTGTCCGTAGGTGGAGAATATCCACTATTAACAACGATATCAGAGAAAGTTGCTGCAACATCAGGGTCAACTGGATCAACCATCGTAATTGCTACCTCATTCCAAGTAACAGAACCTGGGTAGTAGAAAGTATGATTCAAATACTTGTGTTCTGCTGAGTTTATTGAAAATGATGGCTTTGCGGCTGACTTGGCATACCAAGCAACAGCACCACCGGGGGTGGCATCGACTCCACCAAATTCTACGATGAACCTAAAATTACGTTTAGGATCTTTAAGGGTTGTGTCCTCACCAAAGTTTTTTGACCAAAATGGCATTTTTTAATTTCTCCTATGTTTCAAAAGTAAGTAGTAAGTGGGGGCAAAAGCCCCCATTTATTTAGTCGTCAAAAGATGCGCCAGTTGAAGCGATTATGAAGTCAATAGCTATGAACTCAATTGCTCTTGCGGGCTTAACCATAATTTTTGCGTAAACAATATTTTGGTCAACGAGATCGGGGGTAGTAGTGCTTTCGTCCAAAATCAAACGATAGTCAGTAATACCAAATTCAGTCTTTACGTTAGCCAAGAAAGGCTCAACCAATCCCTTAAAGCGGTTCCAGGTTGCCTGTACGTTCTGGTCAAATAGAATTCTTGTCGATAGAATTGATATTTGCTTCTTAAGGAAAATAACCAATCTACGAACATTAATTCTATCAAGCGCAGAAGGACGCTCCTGAAGTGTTTTTTGACCGAACACAACAATACCTGTGCTTGGGAAACTTGCAATTGGGTTAATTCTAGCTTCGTATAGTATATCTCTATCTTTTGAAGTTAGTCTGCGTGTTACGCCAACTACTGGTATACCAGCCGCACCGTCTGAAAGTCCGCCTCTGTTAAAGCCTGCGGGTGCAAACCAAATCTGTGATTGTCTCTCGGATGAAGCTAGCACACCCATCATA